TCTCGTCGCACGTGGCCGCGCTCACGTCCATGTAGTGGCACTTGGCCGTCTCGCCGTCCACCTCCGTCTCGCCCGACCCTGCCGCCGTCACCAGCCGCCACCAGTAGCGGTTGCTCGCCTCGTAGGTGGTCCCCTCCGCCAGGTTGCACGTCATGCATATCGCCTGGTCGTCCGTCGCCCACTGGTTGCTCGTGGCCTTGCCCTCGCCGTCCGTCGCCTTCCACCAGAGGCGCCAGTGGTCCACGGTCGTCGTGTCGCCGTCCGCTATCTCGTTCCCGTCCGCGTCCATCGCCACCACCTTGCCTAGCGTGCAGTTGGCGGCGGTGAGTATGATTTGCCCCGACACCGACTTCAGCTCGTCTATCACCAGCTCGAAGAAGTGGGCCGCCTTCGTCACCGTCAGCGTCTCGGTGCGTATGTCCGTCGACTGTATGTTCGTGGCCGTGAGGCCGGTCGCCTGTATGTAGCCCGCGACTATCTGCTGCAAGACCGCCCTGCCCTCGGCGCTGATGCTCCACTGGCCGTCGCTTCCTATCTTGATGCCCTTGAGGAACGTTATCAGCCCTGCGGCGGTGTCGTCGGTGTCCTTGCGCAGGAACAGCTGTAGCGACTTCAGTGCGCTGAACACGTTGGTGTCCGTGGCCTCCGCGTCCGAGCCGGTGCCTATCACCTCGTCCTTGCCCACGAAGGCAGTCCCTATAGTATCCTTCCACGCCGTGCTCTCCGTGCTCAGGTCGTTGGCCACCTCCGCCGTCTCGGCCGTGCCAGCCTTGTCCGCGTAGCCAGCCTTGTCCGCGTAGCCCGACGTGGACGACCCGCCGCCCGACGTGCCGCCCACCACGCTCACCACCGTCCGCGTCGACGTGCCCTGGGCCTGCTGCCGCTTGCTCCTGGCCCTTGCCGCCGTCGTGTACTCTGTCTTCGTGTATGTTCCCATTCCCTTGTGTCTTTATTTCCTTATGCCCTAGTGCCACGTCGTCATCTCGCCGTCCAGGCTGTCATACTCGTCGGCCCTGGTCTCCACTAGCGTCAGCTCCGTCTCGTCAGCGTCGGGGGTCGCCGTCTCGGCGGTCACCAGGAAGGCCTTGCCCTCCTCGGTCGACACCGTCACCTTCGCCAGGTCGCCGGTGTAGCCGTCGCCCACCACCAGCCGCGCAGTCCCCGTCAGCTTCGTCTTCCGCGACGCATACTGCGAGTGCAGCGTGCCTATCAGCAGCTGCTCCGCCGTCTCCGTCCGCCCATTGCGCTTCAGCAGGCTCACCAGCCCGCCCGTCGAAGCGTCCACATAGTTGCCACGGCTCGTCGGCACCGGCGTCCGGGCCGTGCCGCACGTCGTGCTCAGCTCCAGGGTGTCCTCCGCGTCCTCGTCCAGCACGCCCTTCGACACTATGTCCTCGTCGGCCAGGTCGTCCAGCACCGTCGTCCAACGCTTCAGCTCCACCGTCGGCAGCTTGTACAGGCGCCACCTGAGACCGTCCAGGCTCATGTTGTCGCCCTTGCCCTCGAAGCCCTGCATCACGCCGCCCTCGCGCCAGAAGCCAGTGGGCTTGTAGCACGTCAGCAGGCCACCGCTGATGTCCACCTCCAGCCAGCCGCCCTCCGGCGGGTACGGCATCATCTGCCCGCCGTCCGCAGCCTTCAGGCTCGGACTCTGCCCCAGCCCGCCGTCGCGGCCCCATATCGCCTGCCGGTTGGCAGTCCAGCCGTCTATGGCGCGCTTGAAGTCCTCGTTGGTGCTAGTCTCGTCATACCACTCCAGCCAGGCATCCTCCCACGTCGCCGCGCCGCCCGACCACGACCCCTGGCACAGCTTTATGGTCGGCGTGCCCTTGTTCGCCGTGTAGTCCAGCAGGCTCGCGTTCTCATAGTGCCACAGCGCCGTGCCGCCGCTCTCCGCGCTCCACACCGTCACCTTCATCGGCACGGCCACCCACAGCATGTAGCCCAGGCCGTCGTAGTTGTCCTTCTCGTTGCCGTCCGAGGCCTGCTCGAAGGGGTTGTACCTGGCGTCCAGCAGCATCTCCTGGGTCACCACCAGCCGGTAGCCCTTCGCCACGCTCTCGCTCAGCGTAGGCAGCCACACCCGACGCGTCCTCATCAGCGTCGACCGCGAGTCCAGCCTCGGCGTCTGCCCTATCAGCTTAGGCAGGCCGCTCTTGAGCGACCCGTGGCCGCCAGTGTAGAAGCCCCACACCACGCCCTCGCAGTCCTCGCCGCCGTTCAGGGGCATCGTCTTGAAGTAGCCGTAGCCGTCCATCTCCGCCAGCGTCGAGTTCTTCGCGCTCGTGTCCAGCAGTGCCACGAAGCTCACGTTGCCCCAGTCAGTCACCGTGTTCCCGTCGCCGTCCTTGTAGGTCAGCGTGTCCGCGCTGTAGTCCGGCATGTAGGCCGCGCCGCCCACGTACAGCTGCGACAGGTAAGGGGTCACGTCGTCCACCGTATCCGCGCCCTGCCAGTCCATCTCCAGGCTCATCAGCTCCGTGTCGGCATAGGGGCTGAAGTCCACCTCCACCCCGTTGTACACCTTGTCCGTGCCAAGCTCCTGGTCGTCGCCCTGCCACTCCACCTGTACCGACGCGCAGCCCGAGTGCCAGCCGTTCAGGTCGTATGCCCATATCTTGCCGCCACGCTGCACCAGCTTCACCCCAAGCGGCTGCAGCATCCCCTCTATCACGTCCTTCAGCGTGCTAGCCTCGCCGTCCTCGTCCAGCCAGTTGTCGCTGCGCACGCTCAGCCCGGACAAGCCCACGCTAGTCCCGTCCGTGCGCGTCGTCGACAGCAGGCTCACGTCCACGCTCGTCTGCACCAGGCCCACGCGCCCCAGCGCGTCCAGCAGCACCGCCTCCGGCGTCTGCAGGCCCGTCAGCGTGTACGTCAGCCTGTCCCACAGCCCGAAGTCCGAGAAAGTCAGGCTCACCTCGTAGTCCCTCACCTCCGAGTAAGGCTCCTCGTAGAACTCCGGGTCCAGCACACCGTTCCACCACAGCTCACCGCCACGGTACACGCGCAGCGCCACGCCGCCCACCTTCTCCGTGTACAGGCCCACGTAGCTCCTGTCGCCAGGGCTGAGCAGCCTCAGGGTCGCCGTCGAGCCCTGTATCACCTCCTCCTTCGCCGTGTCCTGCCACTCCACCAGCAGGGGCTCGTCATAGGGGAAGCGCAGCTCGCCCAGCTCGCCCACCCCGGCGTCGGCCCTGGCCCACAGCTCTATCAACGTCTCCACGCCCGCGCGGCTGCCAAACGTCCCGCTGCCTATCTTCTCGTATGCCATTCTATCGTCGTTATATCGTCGTTATATCATCTTTCTATCGTCGTTCTATCCACGCCGCAGCAAGTCCTCGCGCCGCTTCAGCACGCCCTCCAGGTCGGCACCCCTTATCCTGAAGCGCACCTCGCCCACGCCGCCGCCGTCGCCCATGCCCAGCAGGCTGCGCAGGCGGCTCAAGGGCGCCACCACCTCGGGGTTGCTCGCCGCGCCAGCATACTCGCCGAACAAGCCCAGCGTAGGCCCGTAGGCCAGGCCGCCCTCCGCGAACTTCGGCAACGCCAGCATCAGCGCCAGCATCGTCGCCAGCAAGCCCGCGCCTATCGCCACGCCCACGAAGGGTATCGAAGCGTGGGCCGACATCACCTTCGCGCCCGCGCTCGTCAGCTCCATCGTCGCCTCCTGGCCGGCCGCAGCCGCCTTCTGCTCCGAGTTCGCCACCTGCGTGCCAGTCGTCGCCGAGTCCACCGCCGCCGACGTGCTCTTGGCCGTCGCGTTCACGCCCTCCTTCGCCGTGTTCAGGTCCAGCAGCGTGTTCATCATCTCCATGAAGGCCTGCAGGCTCTCGTAGGTCTGCATCGCGCCGTCCAGCACGCCCGTCAGCTTGTCCCACGCGCTCCCGCTGCCCTTCACCGAGTCTATCATCTGCTCCACGCCGCCGCCAACGCCCTTCACGCTGGCGTACACCTCCTTGAAGCCCACGTCGCTCTTCTTCAGCGTCTTCTCATATCTCTCCCACTCGCCTATCTGCTCGCTGATGCGCTCCTTGTCGCCCACATCCAGGTCGTCGCTCCGCAGCAGCTTCCGCAGCGTCGCTATGCGCTCCTCTATCTCGTCCACGCCCAGCAGCTCCAGCCGGGCCGCTATCGTCGTCTCGCCGCCCGTGGCACCCTCGGCGGCCGTCGTGCCGGCATCGCCTAGATCCTCCAGGTCTGCCTCCCACCGAGCGGCATCCTTCAGAGCCTCCAGTGCCTCGCGCTTGCGCTCCAGCGCGGCTATCTCCTTCTCCGTCGCCATCACAGCCGAGCCGCTCTCCGTCGCCTGCCGCTCGCCCAGGGCCGCGATGGCCGCGTCTATCTCGCGCGTCGTCGACAGCTTCCGGGCGTCAGTCTCCACCTTCGCCGACTCCGGCTCGACCTCGTAGCTAGCCCACAACGCCCTGATCGCCTCCATCTCGCCCTCAAGGGCCTGCTTCTTCTCCATCAGCAAGCCCACCTGCTCCGTCTCGGTCGGGCTCAGCCGCTCAAGCTCCTCCTCCAGCCGACGCACCTCCGCGCTCAGCGCCGCGTAGCTCCCGGCAGCAGCCTCCGCCACGTCGCCGCCAGCCACGTCGCCGACGCTCTTGCCACCAGCACTCTTGCCGGACTTCCTGCCACCGCCGCTGCCGCCGCTGGTGCCGCTAGCGCGGGGCGCAGCCTTGCTGCCGGTCACCACCATCGACACGCTCTCCTTGGCCAGCGAGGCCATCTCCTTGCGGTTCGCCCTTATCTGGGCGTAGTTCTTCATCAGGGCGGCGTTGGCAACGTCCAGGTCGCTCTTGCCGCCCACCATCGTGCTGGTCTCCGTGAACGGGTCATACTTCAGCTCGCCGCCCACCTTGCGCGTCGAGTAGCGGCGCAGGCTGCCGTCCTCGTTGTACCTTATCTTCCGCACGCTCTCCTGTAGCTCGGCGGTCTCGTTGGCCAAGGCACGCAGCCTGGCCTCGTTCACGAGCTGGTCACAGTAGGCCCGCGAGTTCCTCGTCAACGCCACATACCAGGCCGACACGCTCTCGAAGTAGCCCATCGTCTCGCCATAGCGGCTGTTCAGCTCGCCCACCAGGCGCACCTCGGCCTCCTTCGTGCCCTGCCAGTCCTTCAGGCGGGCTATGTCCTGCTCCAGCGTCGACAGCTCCTGCCGCAGGCTGCTCGTCGACAGCTCCAGCGCCGAGCGGTGGCGCTCCTCGCTCGTCGTCAGGCCGTCCAGCTCCTCACGCAGACGGCGAGCGCGCTCCTCAGCCTCCCGCTGCCGCGACGACGCCGACGAAAGCACGTCCACCAAGGCCTGCAAGCCCGTCGTCAACGCCACCACCACGACACCCACGCCCGAGGCTATCAGCAAGCCACGAAGCGACATCTGCATCGCAGTGAGCCCGGCCGAGGCCGCCGCCGCCGACACGCCCAAGGCCGTGTTGCTGCCAGTCACCAGCCTGGCCACCGCGTTCCACGCCGTGGAGGCCACGCTGGAGGCACGTGTGGCCAACGTCGTGGCCAGCACCGACCCGCGAAGGGTGTTCCACGCATAGCTCGCAGCTATCAGCGTCGTCGACAGGGTGGTGATGCCCTCAAGGGCGGTCTCGGCCACGGGCAGCACGCCACCCAGGGACGACTGCAACATGTCGCCCAGCGAGCTCCACTGGTTCTTCATCAGCTGGGTCCTCGCCTCGCTCGTCTGCGACATCTGCTCCACCGCGCGGTCTAGCGTGCCGGCGGTGTCCGACATCTCGCCCACGTTCTCCACGAACTTGTCGCGAAGCTCGCCAGTCAGGGGCAACAACGCCTTCAGCGCCTCCGCGTTGCCGAAAAGCCTGCCATACACCTCCTCGCGCAACATGCCGGTGCTCGCCGAGAACGACGAGATGTCGCGGTCAAGCTGCTCCAGGAACGAAGCGAAGCCGCCGGCGGCCTTCACGGCGGCGGCGTCAAAGGCTATGCCCATCTGCTCGGCCAGGTTTGTCGCCTCCGAGCTGGGCTTTATCAGGCCGTTCAGGGCCGACAGCAACTGGGTCGTCACCTCGCTCGTGTCGCCGCTCACGCCCGTCAGCGTGGCATACGCGCCCATCAGCTCGTCCAGCTCCACGCCCAGGGTCGCCGCGCTGGCCGCAACGCGCGGCAGGCTCGCGGCCATCTCCTCAAACGTCGTCTCGCCAACCTTCGCCGTGTTCTGTATCTTGTCCTGTATCGCGCCGGCATCCTCCCAGGCCATGCCGTAGTTCTTTATCACCGTCGCAGTGACGCTCACCACCCGCTCCAGGTCGGCCTGGCCGCCTATCGCGGCCTTCGCCGACTGCTCCAGCATCGACATCCAGTTGTCCTCGGGAAGGTCGCTGCTGATCACCGTGTACAAGCCCTCAGCCAGGGCGTCACGGGCTATCGGGATGCGGCGCGACAACTCGTCCACCTGCTCGCGCAGCTGGCTGAAGCCGCTCTCGTCCTTGCCGGCCAACGTGTTCGTCCGGCGCATCGCGTCCTCAAAGCCACGAGCGTCAGCCGTCAGGCCCGACAGCTTGCCAGCCAGGTCCTGCACCGCGCCCACCATGTTCCTGATGCCCTCTATCCGCTGGTTGAAGTTTATCAGCACCGCGTTGGCCTTGCCTATCTCGCCCTGAGCCGTCGCGAAGGCCTTGCCCAAGTCCCTCGTCGACACGCTCACAGCGGCCACCTTGTCGGCACCGTCCACCTTCACCCTGACGTTGAAAGTCACCTGCCTGTCTGCCATGTTTTCCTGTCGTCTAGTTTTGTCGTTTGCTTCCTTTTAGCTATATTTGCACCGTGTTCCATACGCAACAACCATGCAGCATATCCACATACAGCTCTCCATACAAGAGGATCACAGCCCCGGGGAGCGGCGCAAGATGCGCCTCTGGAGGCAGCGCAACGCGGCCTGCGTGGCCTTCTGCCTCGTCGCCGCCGTCGTCGCCATCGTCGCCTTCGCCTGCACATGGGTCGTCACCTTCGCCATCGCGGTCGTGGCATTCGCCATCGCGCTCGCCATGCTCGTCTTCCGGCTCGACAACCCGCCCGTCAAGAGCCCGTCCAGCTACACGCCCACCAGCTACGGCGCATGAAGCCTCTCCCTCAAGCCTTCTCACGCAGCCCGCGAGACGCAATCACCGCACGCGCCCGCTCGCGCAGCTCCGCCGCGCCCAGCTCCTCATGCCCCTCAGCCGCCGCCGGGCCACCCTCGTCCCACGCGAAGCGAAGCACGTCGCGGGCCTCCAGGCGCTTCCGCGACCAGGGCTGCAGCGTGCACAGGCTCTCCATCCGCGTCCGCTCCCATCCCTCACGCCGACGGCGCTCCTCACGCTCCCGCCAGCAGTCGCACACCGCCTTGAACTCAGAAGGGGTGCATCGCTCAAAGTCCTCATAACTCATCCCGACGCACCCCAGTCCTACTCCCAATAGCCTCTCTATGCTGTCGCCACCGCCGTCTGCTACGGCGTTTTTTTTTCTTCGCCGCCGCCCAGCAGGCTCTGCATCGCGGCCTGCATAGTCGGAGTGTCCAGACGGTCGGCCATGCCCTCCAGCGACAGGCCGAAGTCCACGCCGTCCACCGCGCACGCGCTCTTCAGGCAGCACCACAGCAGCGTCAGCAGGCCCTCAAAGTCGGTCTCCCTCAGCTCGCCCACGTCCTTGCCAGTCTCGTGCTTGTAGCGCAGCAGGGCGCCCATCGTCACCCTCAAGGGGTAGTCCTTGCCATCTATGCTAATCTTCATGGCTCATCCCGTTAGCTCGCGCTGCTCGAGTCCCAGCCCGAGCCTTCCACCTTGCCGTAGTTCTGCAGCGTGATCGAGTACTTCGAGTCGTCGCCGGCCTGCGCGTCCAGGTCGAGGCTCGTGATGATGTACTTGCCCGAGTAGCCGCCGGTAGTCGAACCCTCGCGCGTGTCGCCCGAGCGCACGTTGTAGCTCGCCTCTATCGCCTCGGCGGCCAGCATCATCGACTTCAGCTGGTCGTAGGTAGGCATGCCCGTGCCGCCGTCCAGCAGCACGCAGCCGTCTGCCGTGATCTGCTCCGAGAAGCTCTTCACGTAGGCCTCCTTCCACTTGCCCGCGCTGGCCTCCTTTGTCTTGCGCTCGCCAGTCTCCGCGCTCGTCGTTATCTTGCACCCGGTCGAGTAACCCAGTGCCACACCGCCCACGCTCAGTATCAGGTCGGTGCCGTCTATCACTTTTGCCATTCGTCTGTTGTTTTAATGGTTTTCCAATCCGTTCCTAACTCTCTTCCACGACAGGCCGGCCACCATCGCCGCCACTGCGGCCATCGCCAGGCCCGCCACCACCTGCCACCACTTGAGTCCCTTCGCGCCCTTCGCCGGCCTCGTCGTCTCGGACGACCTCGCCGCCGCCGTGGCCGCGCTGGCCTGCCGGCCACCGCCGCGCACCTCAGTCAGCACCTCAGTCAGCCTGCCCACGCTGTCGCTCTCGGCCCACACCAGCACGTCGCCAGTGCTCGCGTCCCTGCCCAGCCTGAGCCGAAGACGACCCGAGGCGTCGCCGTAGCTCGCGCCGCTAGGCAGGCTCCGCAGGCTCTCCAGGGGCACGCGCAGGCTCACCGTCTCCAGGGGCAGCATCTCCCGGCTCGTCCTCAGCGTCACGCTGCCCCACGCGCTGTCCCTCACGCTCGCCAGCAGGCTCGCGCCGACCGTCGCGCTCGCGCCTACGCTCCCTCGGCTGCTCCTGCAGCCCAAGAAGCACGGGGCAGTCATCATGATGCTTGCAGCTATTGGCAGTGTCAATCGCCTTCCTGAGGCGAGCCATCTCGCGCTTGGCGGCCTCCAGGTACTTACGTGTCTCACCCAGCTCCTCCTTTAGTGGCCTCACTATGTTGTCCGACAGTATGCGGGTGGCGTGCTCCACGTTGTTCATGCGCACCGTCTCCGCGTCCGCGTCGGCCTGCTCCGCCTCGGCACGGGCCTTGCGCACCGTCGACCGCAGCGTCAGCAATGCCGTCAGCAGCGCAGCCAAGCCGCCACCAAGGACAACGTTGAGCACCTCACTCCAACTCATACCGCTCGCCTATTCTCACTCGGCTGCCGCGCTGTACACCGCACCGCAAGCATCCTCCTTCTTCGGCATGCAGATGAAGTAGTGCCTGAAGTTTATCAGGTTGCGCTGGTTCTCGGGGTCGGTCGACGCCTCCGAGTAGTACATCTTCGTCGACCCCGTCGCCTTGAACACACGCTGCGCGTAGAACGCGAAGCTAGCCTGGTAGCCGTCGGTCGAGCCCAGCTCGCCCTTCACGCCGGCGGTCGTGTAGTAAGGGTTGTTCACGAACTCGTATATGTCGAAGCCCTCCAGCTTGCCCACCGTGCCGTCAGCGCGGTCTATGTTGTACTGCCGCTCGAAGGTCTGGTTCGTCAGCAGCAGGTCGTTCACGTGGTCGGGGCACAGCACCAGGCGCCTGCCCTGAGCAGGCACCTTCAGCTTGTCCAGGCGCGCCTTCAGGCTCACCAGGTCGGCCACCGTCAGACGCTTGCGACCAGTGCCGTCGTCCTCGCCGGTCGTCGCTATCACGGGCGTGCTGTCGCCGTCCTTCTGCGGGGCCAGCGCGTGGGCGGCCTTCTGGAACTTCGAGTCCGTTATCGCGTTGGCGTGGCTCTCCTTCACGCGCGCTATCTTGTCATAGCTTATCGCGTAAAGCTCGTCGTCGGTGATCGGAGTCACCTTCGTCTGGAACTTGTCCAGGCTTATCGCTATGTCCTTGTCGTCAAGCGCCTGTAGCGGTATCGGGTACGTCGTGTTGTTCACCAGCACGTCAGGGTCAACGCCGACCTCCACCAGGTGTATCACGTCGTTGTTCACTATCGAGCTCTGGTCGGGTATGCCCTGCAGCCACGTGCCATCCAGGCCGGCACGAAGAGCCTTCACCAGCTCGCCAGTCCATATCTCAGTGTACACGCCGGCACGCAGCACGCCCGCCTCGGGCCGCACCACCGCGCCGGCGGCTAGAGCCACCAGCACCATGACCGTCGCGCCCGTCGCCGCGCCCACGCCCAGCATCTGGCCGAACACCGCGCCCAGCACCACGTTGGCCAGCAGGGCGCAAACACTCCTCATTGTAGTCTCTCTTCTCATTGTTTCCTTTCTTTATGGTTCACTTATTCGTTTCCTAGCTCGCACTTCATGCCGTACTCAGCCTCGTACAGCCTGCCGTACTCGGCCAAGTCCTCCCGGCGCAGGCGCTCCAGCTCCACGGCGGGCACCTCGCTCAGCTTCCGCCACTCCCTGCCGCCGTCGCCGCCCTTCAGCAGCTCGCCCAGCTTCACCGCAGGACGTAGCTCGCCCAGCAGCCTGCCCAGCTCCTCGTGGCCAAGCTTCTTGCCCAGCTCCACCCAGTAGCCCTTCTTCTCCTGGCCCACGCGCCTCTCGCCGATGGCATTGTCCACCATCATCTCCACGCGCGACAGCCGCAGCGCCTCGTTCTCGTCACGCAGCCCGCGCAGCTCGGCATCGCCCTTCACCAGCTCGGCCAGACGCTGCTCCACGGCCGCCTCGTCGCTGCCGGCGTCCATGCCCAGCAGCCTCACAATCTTCTCTAGTTCCATTTCCTTCTTCTTTTGGTTATTGTTGTCATTGTTGTTGTCGTCGTCTTCCCGCGCGCCTAGCGGGGGCAAAGCCTGGTCCATGCCCGCGCCAAGCTCCAGCCAGTGGCCGTCACGGCTCAGGCGCAGCGCGTCGTCATTCGCGCCTATGTCCACAACGCTCACCTCCACCAGCTTGCTACGGCTCACCGTCGACCGAGTCTGGCCTGGCACGACCGTCTCCACGGCCTCGCTCAGCTCCACTATCTCCAGCCCCGCGCTCACCATGTTCAGGCTGCCAGCGTCCCACTGGCTCTTCAGCTGAGCCGACAAGCCCGTCACGCAGTCGAACACCAGCTCGCCAACCACGCGGTCGCCTTCCACCGCCACGTTCTCCACGTGGCCCACCACGTCGCCACGACGGTGCATGTACAGCAGCACCGGGTTCTTCCTGTACTGAGCCAAGTCCACGCCCTCCGTCAGCACCCTGCTGCCGTAGCTGTTCAAGCGGCTCGTCGTTATCACTACCTTGTTCGCCATTGATTATTACTTGCTACTAGTCTTGATTTCCTCCCCAAAAGTACCCACTTCCCCCGCGCCCTCCAAATAACTGCGCAACCCCTGCGCCGTTCCGTGCAGCCATTGCGCGCTTTCTTGCCATCCTCCTTGTTATATGCCAACTTTGCATCTGGGCCGCAGGCCACGACGGCACGTGGGCCCGACAACTTTTCAACGGAAACACTTTCTACGACATGACAAAACAAGAACTGCAACGCAAGAAGGAACTCGCACGCACGCTCTACCTCGCCGGATCCGAGCAAAACGACATCGCCGACAAGGTCGAGGTCTCGCGCGTCACCATCTCCAAGTGGGTCAAAGCCGAGGGATGGAAGCAGGCACGCGCCGCCAAGACCATAACACGACCCGAGCTCGTCAACAAGCTCCTCCTCACCATCGACAACCTCATCACGCAGGTCAACACATCCGACGACCCGCAGCTGCTCGCCGGACTAGGCGACAGGCTAGCCAAGCTCTCCGCCGTCATCGAGAAGCTCGACAAGAAGGCCAACGTCGTCGACGTCATAGAGGTCTTCATGGCCTTCTCCAAGTGGCTCGAGTTCCGCTCGCAGACCGACCCCGAGCTGACGCCACAGCTGCTCAAGGCCTTCAACCGATACCAAGACCTCTACATCACCGAGCAGATGGGCATCAAGTGACACCGACATGCCAACGATAACCGAGACACGAAAGGCTTTCGACCAGTGGCGAGAGTGGTCGCGGCACGTGCAGCAGGCCACAGCCGTGGCACAGGCCGAGACACCAGCCCAGAGGCAGCAGCGCATACGCCGCCTCCTCAAGTCCTACCCGCAGTTCTGCGAGTACTACTTCCCCCACTTCCTCCAGCTACGCGACAAGGCCACCGGACAGCTCGTCCGCACCATACACAACGCGCCGTTCCACAACGCGGCGGCAACCAAGGTGCGCACATCGCCCAACCTCAAGGCCGTATTCATGTGGCCCAGGGGACACGCCAAGTCCACGCACTTCGACATATTCATGCCGCTCTGGCTCATGTTCCAGACCAAGAGGCTCATTTCCTTCATGGTCATCGTCGGCAAGTCCGAGGACGCGGCCTGCCGACTGCTCGGCGACCTGCAGGCCGAGCTGGAGTTCAACCAGCGGCTGCAGGCCGACTTCGGCACCCAGAAGCCAGCATCCGGCAACTGGCTCGACGGCGAGTTCAAGTCCACGTCCGGCGTGAAGTTCCTCGCCGTCGGGCGGGGGCAGTCGCCGCGCGGGTTGCGCGACCGCGAGGCCAGGCCCGACTACATCGTCATCGACGACCTCGACGACGACGAGCTCTGCCGCAACGAGAAGCGCGTGCGCGAACTCACCGACTGGGTGCGCGAGGCACTCTTCGGCGCGCTCGACGTGGGGCGAGGGCGGTTCATCATGGTGGGCAACCTCATCTCCAAGACTTCCGTCCTAGCCAACATAGCGGCAACGCCAGGAGTACACGTCTCCACCATCAAGGCCGTCGACCACGACGGCAACCCCACATGGCGCGACAAGTGGACGCGCCAGGAGGCTGCCGCCTACAAGGCATTCGTCGGCTACCGCGCGTGGGAGAAGGAGATGATGCACAACCCCATCGTAGCCGGCACCATTTTCCACGCCGACTGGATACGCTACCGCAAGCCGCTCGACATCAACGCCTACAGCCAGCTCGTATGCTACACCGACCCATCGTTCAAGACCACGGGCAACGACTACAAGGCTTCGGTGCTCATCGGCAAGCGACCCGACCACTCCATCGACATCATCCAGTGCATGGTGCGCCAGTGCTCCGTAGCCGAGATGGTCAGGTGGCTGTACGACCTATATGAGCAGCTCTGCCAAAACGAGAACTCCGCCGCCATACTCTTCCTCATGGAGGCCAACTTCATGCAGGACATACTCCTCGACGACTTCACCGCAGAGGGCAACACGC